CGGAGGTCTTTGACGACCGTGGGGTAGTGAGGACTTCACCTTCTCTAGTCGCGATAAGATTATTGCGACAGGTGGGACTTTGGTTTAAGAAGGTAAAAAAGGAGGTTAGCGATGAATCGCTCGGTGGCGTTGTCAGCGCTTTTGTTAGCGTTGATCGCGCTTTGCCTGAGCCTGATTTCCGGTATGAGCGTCCTGAAACTAAGGTTGCTCAAGGAATTGTTCACGGTTTGCTTGCCGAATTAAAGCAGGCTGACCTACAGTTCTTACCGGCTCATGGCCCGGGTTCCGTAGCTGGTGGCGAGAATGCTCTGGAGAAGCGACGGCTGCGCATCAAGTATAAACAGCTTGAGCGCTACTTTCGCCCAATACCGACGTTCATGTCGTACAACGACATCGCCAATCACTTCGAATGGCTGTTCCAGAGGCTTGAACAGGCTGTTGATTATGGCCTTTCACGCTTCGCAGTCGTGCCGAAGGATTCAAAGGGTCCGAGGGTGATTGGTCTTGAGCCAGCGGAGTACATGTGGGCGCAACAAGGGCTTAAACGCCTTATGTACGCTTACATAGAAAGTCATCCGTTGACTCGGGGCTATGTTAATTTCACCGACCAGAACGTTAACAGAAATCTTGCGATGTTCTGGCAGACATGGATAACATTAGACATGTCGAAAGCATCGGATCGCAATTCCTATGCTCTAGTCGCGACGTTGTTCGAAGGAACAATACTGTGGCCAGCGCTAAGGAGTTGCCGCACGCCAGGTGTGATCCTACCATGTGGCGATATCCTTATGTATCGGAAATTCGCTCCTATGGGGTCAGCGGTGTGTTTTCCCGTTCAGGCTTTGGTCTACTGGGCCTTAGCTTGCGCGACATTAATTTGTCGCACTGGTATGCCTCAATGGAAAGCCTGTCGTAGTGTGTTTGTCTACGGTGATGATCTCATCGTACCACATGGCACGCAGGATCATTTGTACGACGTTTTTGGACAGCATGATCTGCTGTTTAACGCCGCCAAGTGCTGCGTGTCCGGAAAGTTCCGAGAATCATGTGGCATGGACGCTTATGACGGTGCTGATGTAACACCAGCCCGCTGTAAGACCATAGACGTCAAACTACCATCCGACGTTAAATCTTTGATCGAACATGGAAATTTACTGTTCGATCGTGGATACCGGTCAGCCGCGCACACATATCGAGTTGAGGTTACTAAACGCTTCCTAGTACCACGGAAGCTGAAAGTGCCTCACTCATGTGTGGACATGCCGACGCTCTTCTGGAAATCAGAAGGTGGAGGTCCACGTGTCAAGTACAAACACTGGATCCCATTTGTGGAGGGTCATGTCCTCGAGCCCAAAAGGCTCAAGGTGCCAATCGACGCTGATGAGGTGATGTACCTGAGAGAATCCTTAAGCCTCTCAGGGCCGGTTGGGGATAGAAAACGTCTCCCCGATGGTCGGATGCAAAGGACTTTGGCCAAGAAGTATGCAAACCGTTTACGGCGTCGAAAGCTCGCGTTCACATCATGTGAGCCTGAGACGGCGCTTCAGGAATGCATTGCGGAATGCGCGGAGAAAAACCGCGCGGACCGCTCACTGCATTGGCTAAAGAGGCTTCGAG